CACCATGTACGTAATTATTCATAATACTCCTTTTCGATGTGGGTAGCACGTTACGTTATACCGCACTACCCTTTTACATTAGCCTAGAACATCCGTTCCACTAATAACGAATATAAATTACTGGTTAGCTCCCTCCCAGTCCGAAATCAGGAAACCACCACTCCTGCGATTATCGCAGAGATAAGCATATGATAAGTCAAGATACACGGTGAAGACATTGTGCTGCCCAACTTTATTCATAGGTTTGTTCCATCTAAAACTCTCGTTTGCAAGAGTCATAGGATAGAAGTGATTGTGATTAACACCAAAAATAGGATTGGCACCATAAACATAAGTGCGCTCAGTATCAAGACTATCCACATAAATCAGCGGTTGATTCTTGTACATAACCGCACCAGCATACTTACCCAAATCACTACCAACTCTATCGTCACTAGACAACGCCAGATCTTCAAGCTCTTCCAGTATCTTGTTGTTGGTGTACATACGGAAGTTAGCAAACCCGGATTCAGGATCAATAGACTGTCCTGCTACGGTAGGGGTCTGGAAATTAGTCTTACGAAAGGCTTTAGACAACGCCTTCAGAAGAGACTGATCGATGTTATCATTATGGTCATGATAGTAGTTTGCCCACTTAGCGTTTTCGGTAGAACTACATGCCAAACCAGCTACAGTCACGTAAGCAGATTCGCTATCAGCCGACGTAGTATAGTCGCCCACATACCCGACAAAATCACCAGTCGAGTTGTCAGAGTCAGCCTGTACCAGCCATGCGGGAATACCATGAGGCAGGAGATCGTCGGAACTAGACGCAGGTGTGCGCCATGCCACTTCTTCCAACTCGTCGGCAGTCTCACGAGCACAGTTAAGTCTACGATTCTTGAGCAAGTTAAAGATACGGGTACGATTACCCATATTCATAGCAAGCTCTTTAAGCGAATAACTAAACGAGTTCTGGTAGTGAGTCCAGTCAACTGTACCTTCCTTCGTTACGTTCGCCACATTAGGCTCGTCCGTATCGTACATCCGAACGTGCTTACCGTTAAGAGTGTCCTTCAAGCTCAGATCAAAAGTAACGGACTTTCCACCCTGCTTCTGCATCTTGTCGCTTTTAAACCAGCGATTGACGATCTCATACGTCTGATGCTTCATTGCAATCTGTACCGCGTCCTGCTCGTAATTCTTAAGCGTCGCGTAACCAAGATCGATTGCCTGATCAACTGTAATTCCAGCCATATCAAACTCCTATTCTAGGAGTCAGTCTCGATACTATCAAATGCTGCATCAAATGCTGCACGTGCCCTATCATCATCTGTCTTAAATGTAGGTGCGGGTTTCTTACCACCCGGTCGAGGACTAAACCTAGTTTTATTCTTATACAGTTTTCTTTGTAGGTTTTGTTCGGCCGTACCTGACATACCATTATAAGCATGAATAGCTTTCTCAAGGCGAGCCTCAAGAGTACCACCTTGAACTACTTCAGCAATCTTAAAAACTTCTTGACGGGCTGCTAGTTCAGCTTCCGTTAATGTAGCGTTAACGCCTAATGCAGGGCATACTTCATGCTGTGCATCAAAAAAGTTATCTATTGCGGCGTCCTCTTCTTGCTGCATTCGGACGTGCTGATTAAGTGATACCTCTTCAAATCCTAACATTTTAGAATTGGCATCATTTAGCTTGTCAATCAGTAAGTTTTGATTCGCAGCCATCTGTTCCAATATAGTACGAGTACCGGCGTCAACGCCCTCTGGTACTGTAAACTCTACATGCGGAACTTGCTCCTGCGTCTCTTCCTCAACTAGTTCTTCAGGTTCTTGCCTGGCGGGTGCGGGAACGTCCCTAGCCGCCATTGCTTCTAAAGCTTTGGGATATGAATCTGCCAGCTTAACAATCTCTTCATCACTTAAGCCAGCCCCTCGGCCTGCTGCTACCAGATGTGCGGGTATTTCATCCCTTGTGTTATCAGGAATATTATCCGCTACAGTATCTTCAACCGGAGTTTCATCGACCTCAGTCTCACTCCCTTGTGGTGAAGTTTCTTCATCCACCCCTTCTTCAAGTTGCGGGTTATCATCATCATCAATATGTTCTAGAATCTCGTCAAACGCAGTATTAAAAGCGTCATCAGGATTCTCGTCATTAACGTGTGTAGTCTCGTCTCTAATCTCTTTAGCCATTTGTTATTTCCTTTGCTTTGTTATCTCGTACTGGATTACTACCACGTTTGTGTTCGCCACACCAGTCGGCATCAAATACGACTGGGTAACCTTTCATGGTAGGGGCAGATCGTCGACAACGTCCCTCGCCTATACTATTACTATGCTCAATCTTCGGTACATAGAACATACAACTACTGCAACCAAAATCTGTTTTACGATCCCATTTATCCATTATCTAACCTTTCGCTTTGTTCTTATGCCTTCTCGACATCGATAACTGTCGCACTCAACAAGCCCGCGACGTTTCATTTCTTGTAGTTTGTGGTGTCTACTTTTTACACGTAGTTGTCCCTCGTGGTTGTACTCACTACCGGGAAACTGCTTCATAGCTTTAGGAATATCTTCAGGATTCACACCCATACTCCACGACCACCGTTCGTTCTCTACCATCGTAGCGTCTATGCCACACCTATTGAACTTACGTCTCTCTTCGCCAATCTTGATACGAAAGCGTCGTAGTTGTTTACCACAACCTAGACAACCTTTAAACGGTCCTGTTAACTCTCCGCCAGTATCTCCACACTCACATTCATAACTTACTATACGCATTAGCTAGCAACTCCAAATGCCAAGTATGAAATAGCGTCGGTAGTAGCGACTGCTGTAACCCACACTAAGTTCGTACTTGTAGAAAATGTAAATACTGCTGGCCAAGAACCGGCTGTCAGTACACACCCAGTCGTCACATTCGCAGAAGAGACGGGGCTGATATATATAGTACCGGCCATTGCCTTAACTGCAATACCTCGTAGAGAAGCTGGAGATATATTGGCCACATCAATAGGTACTGCGTCAGTACTAATAACAGACGATACTAACATGTAACCTTGAACCGATTCTACAGGTGCAGTAATGTTACTATTAGCCGTAAACTTCTTATCGTCGCCTAGACCTGTAACCTCACCCCATACTTTAATATTAGCATTCGCCATCAACCGGCTCCTCTTTATACGTTAATCGCCTTACTTGCTTTATTACTCCCCACGGAATAGATGTAACATTACAATCATTATCCCGCGAGACACAACTTGCTATATTAAGTGTACCCTTACGATTAGCTATGAAGTAACCAACCGAAACGATACCAATACAATCTTCTTCTGCTGCTTCTTTAACAGTACGCCAGCCCGACCGTTCAACAATATCGATCCAACTGACTTCAATCATCTCGTACTGTTTAAACCTTTTTACTTGCATATGTCGCCTAAGTATTTTGCAATACCATTTATGTCAGTACAAAACTCGTTTGATCGTTGAGTAGCTATTTCTTCGTGTCGCTTTTCTCCTACTTTTAAACCAATCTCTTTCCATTTACACCAAGGAGCTACTACACACGCTAAGTTTCCCATACTAGTAGATACCATTTTGGGTGTCCGTACTGTATCACTTATTGGTTCCGTAAGTTTTTCGCATATATATGCTGCCGCATCGTGTGGTGTAATCCAGAATCTTGTCGCATTAGGATCAGTCATAGTAATCGTGCCCGTCTTACGTTGCTCTTTCCACAACGGTATAACAGATCCGCTTGATCCTGCAATATTGCCAAACTGGACTACACTAAATTTAGGAGCATAAACGTTAGCAGCCAAGAATAATTTGTCTGCACATAATTTAGATGCACCATAAATGTTAGATGGATTACACGCTTTGTCAGTAGATACTGCAACTACTCGTTCTACGTCAGTCTTAAGAGCAGCATCAATAACATTCATACTTCCTATAATATTAGTCTTGACACACTCTTCGGGATTGTATTTAGCTACTGATACGTGTTTAATGGCTGCGGTATGGATGACGTAGTAGATCCGTTGGAAAGCCCGGACTAGCCTATCTTTATCTCGTACATCGCCAATAAAGAACCGCAACCGTTCGTCATTAAACTTACGTTGCATCTCGACCTGGCGCTCCTCGCCGCGACTAAAGACTACAACTTTATTAGGATTACAATTATCAAGAATATACCGGACTAGTGCTTGTCCTAAAGAACCAGTCCCACCAGTAATCAACACATTCGCTCTTTCTCGCATTACTACTCCCTTACTTGAATCTCACTACCATCCTCATTCCATCCATAAATAATATTATCTGTTACAGGTATAGTATCATTAATGGGTTGAAAGCGTTGCTGCTTTAACATTGTTCGTACTGACGCAATTGAGTCTCTAAATCTAGCTACAGGAACAGAAAAGTTTAGTGTAGCGTTGAAACCCGCAACCAAAACACCAATCACTTTGTTATCTAAATTAAACACCGGCCCGCCAGAGTTACCAGGATTCGCAGCCGAATCCGTTTGCATCATTACTTGCCAATCATAAGGACCACCAAGATTTCTGTTCTCAGCAGAAACGATCCCCAGAGTGACGGAATTAAAATTCTCAAATCCAAAAGGACTGCCCATAATAAAGATACTATCGCCAACCCTCGGTTCAGTATAACTAAATTGTACGTATGGTAGCGTCTCTCCGGGTTCTAGATCTAACAGAAAGAACGCTACGTCATTTTCAGTATCTTCAAGTACAGCCTTTACACCATACTTACGACCATCATCCAACGTAACTTCGTACTCGCCTTTACGTCCGTCAGTAACATGCCGAGCAGTAAACACAATACCATCCGCAGATATAATAGCTCCACTACCTTGGCACTCGCCCAATTTAGCGATATGCACTACACCACTGCGAACCGCCTCGACGTTGTCGGCAATACCAGTATTAGTGTTTGGCATAAAAGCCAACACTCCAAGCAACATAATAAATAGTCCGACTGCCACTCCTTCTGCCAGTTTGTTTCTCATCTTGTCTCCTTCGGGGTATACCCCTTGAGCCTATGGCTCTAGGTCTTACTTGACTGTCCACCATTCCTAGCTTGCTGCTGACTAAGATTGGAGGCTTTAGAAGCGGGGGCTTGGCCGAGAGAACCACGTTGGTCCTGTCCCGACTTAGCTACCACCTGCCCTTGCATAGGCTGATACGGCCCTGCACCATTAGCATCTTGAGGTACTAAACTCTTCCACCAGTCATCCACGTTAGATATACCAAGATAGGGAGCAACCTCTTTTACTAAAGAATTAACATCAATCATACTGCCTTGCTGCATAGCCATAGGCAACATAGGAATAATCATTTGATTAACAAGTTGCAGAATCTTCTGATATCTCATTTCAGGATTCATACGACTCATACTATAAGGTTCGATTTCTAAAGCATAGTCAAAAAAGTCTCCTTCTTGATTGTACTGACTATACTCTACGTCATAATCTAGTTCGCCAACTCGTTTGATTACTGGGGTAACAATCAATGGATCGGTCCACAAGAACCAGGTTAATTTACGTGTAATGTTGCGAGTAAACTCATAAACCTTATTACTCATTAAATCAACTTCACGCATCGCGTTGGATTGCATCATTTGCTCTTGGCCTAACGTTCCTGCCATCTGGCCTTTACCGCCTAGCTGTTCTAAGTTCGGACCTGATCGACTAAACTGGTCTAGCAAAAACATTAAGAAGCCCATACTCTGCTCATTAAATCCACCAAAAGTAATCTCTTTAACTGAATCGGCACCGCCTTGCAAGCCAACCAACTCGCCGTGTTTAGCCATCTTAACTACCTGACCATCTTCAGTATTCATAAGATCGTACACGCCTACCGTCTTTTCGCGATCTGTCATATCCCGCATCTTGCAGACGATAGTATTGATAGCCTTATTTAGATCCAACCAAGTATAGATAGGAGGAACTGGGACTGTAGTACCAGGAAACAGTTTGTATGCTAGTATATCGAACGGTCCGTTTTCGGGACCATCCCATTCTACTGTCCTAAGAATCTTACTTCCTTGTCCTGTACGAGGTATAGTTACTATAATATTCTCTTCAGGCAACCATATATCTTCTAGTTCGACTGTCTTATAAATCTCACCATAATTGTAATATATGTTACCATTACGCGAGGAGTAGTCTGTATGATCTTGATTCTCGTGTGGTACCGGATTAGGGCTGAGTCTATCAGTATGTTTAAATAAACCAGACTCCATCACATACTCGTATGGCATCTGATACCTGTTACCCTGCAACTTCATTTCCTGCAAATTACGGGCAGTAACGTCAAATATATAATCAGCAAAATCTACCCTATCACAATAAGGTTGTCCTACATCATGAAGATATCCACCCAATTCAATCTGATGCGAATGCATAGTACCTGTTTTAGTAATACCCATACTAAAGAACGAGTCCATAATAACAGGTGTCAATGTATAAGCAGCAAACTTAATCTCGTCGAGCAGGTGTGTCAGAGCTAGTTCCAGCGTTTTAGAAAACGGTTTCATTCCAGGATGGCCTATTCCCGCTCTAGGTCTAATCTGTACTCTAGGGTTATTAGATACCAAGAACGGGAGTAAGGTTTGAATACCTCGATCAATCATGTTCAACGGTTGGTAAGAACGACTGTTGTTGTTCGCATCTTGTTTAAACCAACCATTCTGGTAGTGTTCTAGCATGCGGTTAATAGTCCGCTGCATAGGTTTCTTGTATCGTTCGCACTGGTCTACAGAAGAGTGTAGCCTTTGTATAAAAGGAATATGTCTAGGTTTTACAGTAGCCACGGGCTATCTCCCCTATCGCGTTCTAGTTGTTTGTTAAACTCATTTCGTCTATATAGCATACTATTCCCACGACTATACATACGATTAACGTTAGCTCGTGGTTGTTGTCGCATAGCTATTAGTGCTATGGCGTCTGGTATTACTGTATCGCCGTGTGCTGCTTTAGCGCCCGCCGTATCATCTACACTTTCTGACAACCCTATATCGCCATTATCATAAAAGATAAAGTCTTCATATTCAGCAATAGTATCTTCGTCGTATATCTTAAGGTACTCGCCGTTAGGAGTTGATCTCAAACCTTCAGCTAAAGCAGAACGTAGTCCTAACAAAGCATCATACTTTCCCTGCTTAGTGGAATACCAGCCCGGTTTTTTGGTTCTCTTCTGGTTTTTAGTGCGGGTTAAGGTGTCCATAAATATAAACCCGTATCCGTGAAATCTACGTCTAGTGTCAAATGATCCGCCCGGCCCGTTAGCTTCCCATGCTAGGTAAGGTGTACCGTTACTACCCCCGACCCAATAACAGATAGCAACTGTCTGATCACAGAACTCGGCAGGCGGGGTATGGGACGAGATATACATGCCCACACACTCTCTTGTGTTAACGTCGTATACTTTAGCCACACTGTTCGAGGCACCGGTCCCAAGTGATATATCGCACGCAACAACGTAATTTCTGTCTTGTCTAGGTCGCCCGCCTTCCAGCTCTCCCCACCACCTGAATCGTTTACGGCCACCATCTTTAACCCACCTTGTACCTAGTATCTGACCTTTAGTTCCTAACGTATACTCTACTTCTCCTACATGAGTAGGCGGTTTAGCAGCATCAGTCCTGAGTCTCTGTAATACGAAGTGGTCGAAGAAGTTATCACCAGCCCCAGCCGGATTCATGTCGATGTTTTGTGCTACGTCGCGGGGGTCTCGTCTAGCAACTTCTCTGTCGTACCAGGCTGATCTCCAGTTGTCTGCGCCGTCTGCCACAAACTTGTAGTGTTCAAAACTTTTCGCATTGTCCTGAGTAAGTAAGGCGCGTTCGACTTCGGAAACTTTGAATCGTTTTTGGTTACCAGACGCTTCGAGAAGAGGTTTATAATAGGATTCGTCATATACTTCTACCTCGTCTAGGTCTGGGCTTTTATATAATCCGTGAGTTTTTTCAGGATTCTTGTACCAGGGAAGAACAACGACACCACACTTACCACTAAAACGTAGACGAGCAAAAGGATGCCCGCGCCCATAAAAATGTGTGGAATTGTATAACACACAGTCAGATACATCTGCAACAGACTCTCTGATATTTTGTGCCAGTTTGTGATCAACCCTACCAAACTCATCAAGCAGAATAGCGGTACGCCTATCCCCCGCACCAAAATTCTCATTAGTCGCTTCGCCATCAATTATGCTCCCATTAGTCAAATTCATTATGTGCATGTGCTTCTTATCTACATTAGGTCGCATCCATACTGGTGATGTAGCAAAAGCATATAGTATTTTGTGGAAGATACACCTAGGAGAACCGCCGACTCTACTTCCATTCAGCGAAGTTGCTCCGTCAACGTACTCTTCTTTACGTGAACCAGTCAGAAAAGAAGATTCGGGTACGATAGTAAAGTATAATGCGAACAACTTGCTGACTATTTCGGTCGCACCCTCATCACGAGACTTGTCTACCAGCAAATCGTGCCCGTTGTCAATAGCATCCTTGAGTTTGTCGATAGCCTCGTACTGAGCAGGGCGCAGAATGAAAGGTAGATTGCGTTTTCCAGGTTTATTTCTTGGATTGTAAGTGAAATAGCAGGCATTAAACGCGATCTGAGGCTTTTCGTACAGCATGTTAAGGAACGCCGCCTGCATACCCTTGTCTTTCTCAAGGATCGTGTGCAAATCCATACGCCAGTGCAGATTTTCTACTATATCTGTAGGAATAGACTGGAAAAATGCGTCGGGCGTACTAAGTTTTATGGTCATCTAGGTCGATTACCTCACTATCTACATGCTTTCTCTGTTCTGCCATCTCTAATAACTTACCGCCCAACTCCTCTATCTGATTACGCGTTACTTCCACATTAGCATGTACCGAATTTACGTTTTTATTTACTTCTATTTTATGGACTGAGGCGAAATCCTGGCCCATCCGGTTGCACAAAAGAAACATTAGGAGATTTGGTTCTGGCTTCATGAACTTAGGAGTAACAGTACGCTTAATTAATTCGCCATCCCCATCAAATTCTTCCTTAACTTCCTCATATTCATACCCACAAGCGGCTCTAAAA